TTTTATAGACGACTCTAGCACTGACTCATTACAGTTTACCGTTATGGAAGGAAGGCATAGGGCAGGACTGTCAGGAAATTTAGATATTCGTCTTACCGACATCTGGAACAAGGCGCAGGAAGGCGGTAGTGGAACACCAAAAGGCGGGACACCAGAAACACCTAAATCCCCACAAACTAAACCGGCCAAGGCTGCACTTGATATTAACAAGAAACTTGCCGAAAAAGGGTTAGAACAATTACCGCCGGAAGAATTAGCACAATATCCGACAATAAAACAAAATGATATTGTTCAAAAAGTAGTTGATGCTTTAACTACGGACGAAAAAGCAATTATTGACGCATCTCTCGGTAAGCGACCTTTTCCAGAAGATGTCCACCCACAGGTAGCATTTAATACTGTTGAAAAACTAGCCAATAGCAGGGGGGATATTGACTTATTGTTGGCACTTGAAAAAAGCCCTGTCGCTACGCAGCGAAGCCTTATGGCACAGGGATTAGGCGCAAGTGCTTGGAATAAATTAAGAGGCTCATTTGTTGAAAAACTCAAAACTATAAGACGCGAAAGGGAGAAGCAGATTAAAGCTGACCCTGAAAAAGTAACCAAGGCAAAGCGACAAATACACGAGGAAACCAAAAAAGTATTATTAAACGTAGAGGAATTATCATGGAACAAATTCCTAAAAGATATAGTTTGTTGATGTTAAAGGTATAATGATATATGAAACCATTTTGCTTACCGCCTGCCAAAGTAATGGAATTTAAAAAGGCGTTGAAAAACGAAGAAATTAAGATTGCTGATTTGATTAATGCCGATTCAGCTACACGGACAGAAATATTGCGAAAATACGCAGGTAATCTTGCACCTGAAGTGAACCTGTTATTTGAGAAGAAATTAGTTCTTAAAAACAGAATCAGGGGAATAAAGAATTGGGCTAGAAAAGTCGGTGAAATGGGCAGATACAGCCCGAAGGGGAAAGCGGCTTTTGAAAAGAAACTAGCCGAATATAAAGAGGCGCAGAACGAAAGAATATTTAACCCAAAAGAAAACGAAGCATTTTTAAATGACTTGGCTGATTCAAAAATGGGAACTCATATCACTAGGGAAGAAGCCAAACAGCTTTTTGACCTTACCAAGAGGTCAGAAAATCTGCGAAAAGGGTTTGATGATATAAAAGAAGAGTGGCGTTCCGATAAAGAACGGCTAGAATATGGTGCGGCTAAAGTTTTAGAAGAAAAGTATTTTAATGCGTTACAAAGCGAGGAATTAACCATACCGGAAATGCTTAGAAAGAGATACAGTGAATTTAAGGGAACATGGAAAGAAAACAAACCGAAGGCAGTTACAGACGTTGTTAGTGATTTTATAAAAGAAGTTGTTGATACCTCAATATCTATGGTTGCGTCAGTGGATAATAGTTTTCTCGGAAGACAGGGGCTTGTAACGCTTCAGACGCACCCGTCAGCTTGGGCAACTGCCGCCAGAAAATCATTTACTGATATTTTCACCGTTCTTACTAAAAAGAACGGGCGTGAAATGGCGATAGACGCTGCTATGGCAGATGTGTATTCAAGACCTAATTATTTGAACGGAAGCTATGAAAGGGCTAAGTTAATACCTAAACACGAAGAACAATTTCCGACTTCTATTCCCGGCAGAGTTCCTGTGTTAGGCAGACCGTTTAAGGCTTCTGAAGTAGCATTTTCAAATTCTGCTATCAGAATGAGAACAGACTTATTTGATTTACTATCCGAAACCGCTAAACGAAACGGTAGAGATGTTTTAGCACCGGAATTTATAGACTCTGTTGGGAAGTTAGTTAATTCAGCAACGGCAAGGGGTAGTTTTGGAAAATACGAACATGCCGCACCAGTCTTAAAGCTTGTGTTGTGGGCTCCGAAAATGATGAAAGGGCATATTGACGTTCTTACAGCGCACATGGGTGGGGCAGGACTAAAAGACCCCTTTGCGGCAAGACAAGCCAAAATAAACCTTGCTAAGATAGTGGGCGAAACCGCAGCAATCGCCGCAATTATTAACGCTCTTGACCCCGGAAGCGTTGAAATAAATCCTACGTCCACTGATTTCATGCGTTACAGAAGAGGCGACACTAGATTTGATTTAACTGGTGGATTTGGTTCGTATGCAACGCTAGGAGCTAGGTTTATAGCAACATTCGCCGGACAACCCATTAAATCCGCAACCGGAAAGTATATATATCTAGCTGAAGAAGGTTACAAAGCAAGAAACCTTTTTGATGTTGGAATTGATTTTCTTGTGAATAAAACCCACCCTGTTTCAAGGGCGGCAATAGATAAAATGAAAGGTAAAACCTTTAAGGGTAAAAAGCCCACCGCCGGAACATTAGCGTATAACATAGCAACACCAATTGCTATCCAGAACTTTGTTGATATGTATTGGGAAGAAGGAAATAAAGATGAGGCGGCGGAGTTTCTTGCGGCACTAGCTGATGTGTTTGGTATCGGAGCTAATACATACAGTTATAATAAGGGCACACAAAAACCATTTGGAAAAACAACTAAGGATAAACCATTTCCATGAATACTATTAAACAGGAGATAAAATAATGGACGGTTCGGGATTGTTAAAATATCAAAGCCCTGCTACGGTTCAAGCGATAGAAGAACAAAAAGAAAAGGAATTGGAAGCTGAACGCAACCCGGTTCTTGAGGAAATGATTTCTTCGTTATCAAGGCACGTTGATAAGCAGTGGCAGAACGCTCGTGAGGCTAAAAAACCGATAGAAGAAGCCATGATGAGAGCTACCCGCCAACGCAAAGGTGAGTATGAACCGACTAAGCTTGCTCAAATCAAAGAAGCCAATCAGCCCGAAATATTTATGAACATTACGGACACGAAATGCCGTAATGCGATTGCTTGGGTAAAGGACATTCTCTTACAGCAGGGCGAAAGAATATTTGCCGTTTACCCCACCGAACTTCCCGATTTGCCGCCTGAAATAGTAAACAAGATTCAGCAAAGCGTTGTGCAGGACTACATCCAAAACGCGGTAATGGAAGTTCAGCAAACCGGACAAATGGTTGACGTAAATTCTATGCGTAACCTGATGGTTCAAAAATCCGATGAAATAAAAGAGACTGTTAAAAAAGAAATTAATCGGATTGCCGCTAAACTCGCAGATGAACTTGGCGACAAGATACACGATGACTGGCAGCAGGGTGGATTCTACAAAGCCCTTGAGGGCGTTATAGACGACATTATTAACCTGAAAGCCGGAATAATGAAGGGTATTGTCTTCAGGAAAGAACGTGTCTTTAAAAACGTGCTTTCGCCTGAAGGCGTAATGACCAAAAAGGTTGATGAAAAAGTTATTCCCCAATGGGAGAGACGTTCACCGTGGTTTATTTTCCCCTCTCCGAGAGCAACCGAAGTTGATAATGGATACTTGATTGATGTTATCCCCCTAAGACCGAAACAGTTATATAACCTCATCGGCGTTGACGGTTATGACGCTAAAGCGATAAGAAACGTTTTAAGAGAATTTCGTGAAGGTGGCTTAAAAAATGATTGGTTGGGACTATCAGAAGAATTTAAGCTAGGGACTTCTTACACGCCTCCAGATGAAAGCTCCGGTTATCCTGATGAATTTATTTACGCTATTGAATTATGGGACGATATTCCCGGTGAGTTATTGCGTGAATGGGGACTAAAGGAAATAGAAGATGACGATGAAGAATACAGCGCAGTAGTCTGGAAAATAGGAAACCACGTTATAAGAGCTATGCTGAATTATGATGTGCGTGGGCGGAAGCCTTTTAGCAAGACTTCTTTTCAGAATGTAAATGATTCTTTTTGGGGCGAGTGTGTTCCGGAAAAAATTGAAGATTGCCAACAGGTTTGCAATGCTTGTGCGAGGAGTATTCTTGCCAATATTGGAATGGGTGCGTTACCGCAGGTAGAATTAAATATAGACAGAATCCCGCCCGGTGCTTCTAAAACAATATGGCCGGGGAAGATTTGGGAAGCAACTGAAGACCAAATGGCAAGCGGTAGCAAGGCGGTTAATTTCTTTCAGCCCGTTATGGTGACAGAGAAGTTAATGAACACCTATGGTGTGTTCTCAAAGATAGCAGACGAGCACTCTGGTGTTCCGGCCTATGCTCATGGTGACACACAAGTCGGTGGAGCTGGGAACACGTCTTCGGGGCTTCAGCAATTAATAATGATGGCTTCTCGCGGAATAAAATCAGTTGTTAGAAACGTAGATATTGATATTATCATTCCATCGCTTGAAAGACACTACGATTATTTGCTTGATAACCAACAGGTGTTTGGATTAGTAGGTGATTATAATTTGGTTGCTAGGGGAACTGCCGCTGTTCTCGCTAAAGAGCAACTCGCAAGCCGTAAGATTGAGTTTATGGCTAATACCGCAAACCCGATTGATGTCGGTATTATCGGTCAGGAAAACAGACGGAAAATGTTATTTGAAGTAGCAAAGACTTTGGGAATAGAACTTGATGAGAAAGAACTACCCCCGCCGATGCAACAGCTACCGCAAGGCGCACCACCGCCAGAAAATCAGCAGACGCTTGATGCCGCAGGTAATCCGGCGCAGGGCGTGGATAATAGGCAGTTTAATCAGGAAGCACCTGTGCAGATGATGAAATACGGTGGCAAGCTAAAGAAAGGTGAAGTTGCGATAGTTGGTGAAGAAGCTCCCGAAGTTGTTTCTAATGTAAATGGTGAAACAGTGGTCACACCGATTGACCCGAAAATTCTAGGAACAGGGACAGCGAGATTAACCGCAGAAGAAATTATAAAACGGAAAAAACAAAACCAAGCCATAATGGAAGAATTATTTGAGGATAATAAATGAAAAAACCAGACGATGACATTATAAGAAGCATTAGTGCTTTAAGCGAAAACCAGTTTTGGAAAATACTTGTGCAGTGGTTTAGGGATTCTCTATATGAACAAGCTATCGCCAATGCACACTTAACAGGGGAATTGGCAATTAAGGGACAAGGTAAAGTATTAGAACTAGAAACTTTACTAAAATGTATAGACAATAATAGAGAAAATTTAAAGGCAATCAGAGGAGATAAATAAATGCAAAACATTGTAGAATTAAAAAGTGTATCAGAGTTACTCCAGTATTTTACTGGAACGGTAACTACAACAGAGGCAAGTAAGAAATACGCATGTGCCAATATTGGTGCGGGACTTACGGTTGGCGACATAGTTCTTGTTGCTGGTATGGCAGAATCCGCTTCTAACGGTGAAAAAACAATCACGGAAATTGCAAGTGATGATAGTTATATTATCGTGTCAGAGGCGATAGGAACAGGCGAGAATAACAAAGCAGGCGTAACTCTTAATCAAGTATATTATACGGCATGGGAAGATGCCCACTTCTATTCTTACATAACTGGGACTGGTTATGTTGTGGGGGCAAATACTACCGTTACGCAGCAGTTTAGGTATAATAGCGACGGTAATACCGTGTCTGCGACTGCTCAAACGCTTACCGCAGGAACAGCCGCCGCAATTACCGCAGTAGCAGTTCCGACATATCAGTGGCGGTGCAGGGTTGCCAATGCAGGATCAGCGGATTTAACGGTTTGTGAAGTACGCTTATTCGGGATTGCGCCGTAAACATGGCTAGATTAACACATTCAAAAGGAGGAAACCGTGTGATTACTGAACGTAGAGAAATACCAGTGGAATTGAGTGAAGACCAAATAGAGAAAATGCCCGACTCTGAAAAGCTGAAGTGGTTAGTAGCGTTAAACTTTGCTAATTATGCGGAATTACGCAAGCAGGGTAAGTTACTTTATGGCAACGGTGATATAGGATTATGTGAGAAAGTAAGGGGTCAAGGAGTAAGATTAAACTGGCTTTGGTTTGCCTTTACTGGAGTAAACGGTGTCATAATCACTACCCTAATCTACTGCCTAACCACGATGGGAAAATAAAATGAAAAAACATTTCTTATTACTTTTAATAAGTTTGCTGTTTCTGGTTTCGTGTGCCGCAACCGAAATCACGCTTCAGGAAACGCAAGCGGTTCTTAAACAGAAGGAAATCGAGTTGGCTATTGTGGCTTCGCTTGCGGCGTATTTACTCGAAGAATATACTAATTTATATGAGGCTTACTCGCAGTGTTGCGAGCCAAAAACACCGTTATAACAGTTGTTGTTTTTTTCGCAGTGGAAGAATAAAGACGACCAGTTGTGGCTCTTGAGGTGGGCAGTTAAAAATAACATGTCTCACCACTGGACATGTGCAAGTAAAGGATAAAGTATGCTAACAATTATTACATCAATTACAGGATTTATCGGCGGTTTTCTTCCCACGTTGTTAAAGATTTACCAAGGGAAGCAAGACCAAAAACACGAGCTTGCAATTCTAAAACTTCAGATGGAGGCGCAGGCGCAAGGACACCAAGAACGATTAGCAGAAATTGAAGCCAATGCTGATATACAGTCTGAAATCAATTTACCTAATGCTGTTAAATATCAGGAAACCGGATATAAGGTAATTGACGGAATACTAGGTTTTCTTAACGGGACTGTGCGGCCTGTGATTACTTATGCCTTTGCCGGACTTTATGGCGTTCATAAATACACCGTTATACAGATTGCACGAGAAACGGGCGAAACGGCACTAGAAGCGATTAAGGGTTCGTATAGTGAGTTTGACCAATCAGCATTTATGCTTGTGCTGTCATATTACTTTGGACAACGAGCTGCTGTTAAGATATTCGGTTTACATAAATGAAGACAAACGAAGCCGGAGTGAGCCTAATTAAAAAGTGGGAAGGCTTTGTTAATCACGTTTATTTGTGCGCTGCTGGATACCCCACGATTGGCTTTGGGCATGTGGTTTTAAAAGGTGAAACTTTCACCACAATCACGGAAGAAGAAGCCGAAGAACTTTTAAAGAAGGATTTGGGTAAGGCTGAACGTGCGGTTACAAGATTAATCCGAGTGCATCTAACAGAAAATCAGTTTGCAGCACTGGTAAGTTTTACATTTAATCTTGGTTCCGGTGCGCTCCAAAGAAGCACTATGCGGATTAAGTTGAACAGAGGGGAATATGAAGAAGTGCCTATCGAACTTATGAAATGGGTTTGGGCGGGTGGAAAGAAACTTAAAGGGCTACAACGAAGAAGGAAAGCAGAAGGTGATTTATGGATACAGCAATAAGTGCGTTAATTGTTTTAGCAACCGGACACAACCAAACAATTAACAATACAAACAATATTACCTTTTTCATTTTATCACCTCCGCATCTCCGTAAATATAATTTTTAACCATTGGTTTCCAATGAAGAAACGTATAGTAATATAATCCTGTTTTTACGAAAGAAAGTTCAGCTTCACGCTGTTGCTTTTTGGTAATCTTGTAAAACCTCGTCATTTTATTACCTCATCTTTAAATGTTACAATAGCAAACAACCCCCGCTTTCGTTTGTTATCTCTGTTACACTGCGCCGGAAGCAAGTTGTGATGTGAGCTGTCAACCGACCATGCTCCGGCTTCATAATCAAATATCCGCACCTTATATT